TATATTAAAATTGTTGTGGAAGAGAAGACCGACTATTATATGTTCGAATCTCTTGTAGATCGTTTGTATGATGTGGGCGTACATGATATCAAGATTGTGGAAACTCTCACTACTGAAGACGAAAAGGATGCTGAAATTAATTTGGAAGTCAAAGACACGATGACTCTTCTCAATGAGTATGTTGATGACACTGAGATGTCGGTAGACAAAACCGAACTCAAAAAATTAATGAGGTCCCTATATATTGAAAGCTGTGAAGTTGCCTAATGTATATTCTCACGTTAGCTGATAAAGTAGAAGGAGTGTTCTCTGTGGTCTCCGAGGAAGGGGACCAGATCATTCCTATCTTCGAGAGTGCTGACGATGCTGAACGATACAATGGTATGATGGTAATGGATCCCACAAACCCACGCCTTCAAATTATTGAAATTGATGAAGATTTAATTATTAACGCTTGTGAAGAGAGATACCATAAGTATGCTATAATTACCAAAGATGATTTCCTGATACCACCGAAAGATTTAGAATGATCGTATTTGAAAAGATCCGTTGGAAAAACTTCCTGTCTACGGGGAACGTGTTCACTGAGGTGGATCTTACATCACACAAAACCAACCTAATCATTGGATCAAACGGTGCTGGTAAAAGCACCGTTCTTGACGCATTGACATTTTCTTTATTTGGCAAACCATTTAGGAAGATCAATAAACCTATGCTGGTTAACAGCATCAATGAAAAAGGATGTGAAGTAGAAGTTGAGTTTCGTATTGCCAAGAATCAATACAAGATTGTTCGTGGTATCAAACCAAACCTGTTTGAAATCTATCAGAACGGACAGATGATTGATCAGTCATCTAATGCTGTTGATTATCAAAAGCAACTGGAACAAAACATTTTAAAGATGAACTATAAATCTTTCACACAGATTGTAGTTCTGGGATCATCTACCTTCGTTCCTTTTATGAAACTGCCAGTGGCATCACGAAGGGAAATCATCGAAGATATTCTAGATATCCAGATCTTCTCGGTCATGAACACTTTGCTTAAAGACAAGGTACGTGACAATAACGAAGAGATCAAGGAACTAGAATATCAACTTAAGATGTCAACTGACAAGATTGAACTCCAGAAAAATTATATGCTGGAGTTGGAAAAGAAAACAAAGTCCGATATTGAAAAGAAACAAGCAATCATCGAGACACTTAGAGTTGACAAATCGTCGGCATTGAAAAATGTTGCTGATCAAACTGTAGTTCTTGCCGACTACAATACGGAGTTGAAAACTCTTGCCGATAATAAAAAGAAACTCAAGCAACTCAATACCTTTAGGGTAAAAATCCAACAAAAGATTAGCACCTGTAAGAAAGAAACTGAGTTCTTTATCAATAATCATGTGTGTCCTACGTGTACACAAGAGATCGGACAGGACTTTAGAGATCAGAAGATCAATGAGGGTGACAAAGAATTACTGACCTTAGAGCAGGGCTTCAGTGATCTAGAGAAGTCAATCGAGCAAGAGGAACAACGTGAATCAAAGTTCATGGAGTTGTCCGAACAAATTGTTGAGATCAACTCAACAATTAATCAACTTAACTATGAGATTACTTCTCTCGACCAACAGATCAGTAGTCGTGAGATGGAGATTGAAGAACTCAATGCTCCTACCAGCAGCAAGAAAGCAGAGTTTGAAAAACTAACTGCTTATGTTGATGAAAAAAATTCGATCAAAGATCGGTTCATCACATCAAAAAAAGATAAAGATACTTTAAGTGTTGCTGGTCAATTGTTAAAAGATAATGGAATTAAGAGTAGAATTATCAAACGTTATCTTCCAGCGATGAATAAACTCATCGGAGATTATCTCAGGAAGATGGACTTTTATGTCAACTTTACTCTTGATGAAAATTTTGAAGAAACAATCAAGTCACGATACAGAGATGTCTTTTCTTACGAGTCCTTCAGTGAGGGAGAGAAAGCTCGTATTGATCTCGCTCTGCTGCTCACTTGGCGTAGTATTGCTAAGCTTAAGAATAGCGTGGATACTAACCTCCTCATTCTAGATGAGATCTTTGATGGATCTCTGGATGCTAGTGGTAGTAGCGAACTTGGATGGATTCTTCGTAACTTCGATGAGAATACAAACGTGTTTGTCATCAGTCATAAAGAAAGTTTAGAGGGCAAGTTTGATAGGACTATCAAATTTGAAAAGGTCAAGAACTTTAGCGTTGCTAATCTGTCCCTTGCCGAAACCGAGTGATCATGCTATAGATAGTATGTACCCACTCAAGACCGATGACCACCCCGAACTGGCAACACCATTCTAAGAAAGACCAGAAGCGTCACTTGAAACCTCAGGCAATGAGGGCAAGGCGAATGGCGCTGAGACACTTGAAGAACCGTCTACAGACCTCCGACAAGAAACGTCGGGGGTCTTATAGTATGGTCATCAACTGAGAGAGACCCATGTTCAACCAAGAGATCCGAGGAAACCTGGCACGACTGCTCGCTACCGAGAACCTTGTGGTTGAGCACCGTAAGGTCAGCACGGCTTCTTTTGATGTGCTCCGCCGTGTGCTGACTCTACCTCTTTGGGACAAGGCATCTAACGTTGTCTATGACCTGCTGGTGGGTCATGAAGTTGGTCATGCTTTGTTTACACCCAATGATGTGTGGGACTTTGATGTTCCTAAAGATTTTATTAATGTTGTAGAGGATGCTCGTATTGAGAAATTGATGAAGCGTAAATACGCTGGTCTCAATAAAGATTTCTACAATGGTTACCAAGAACTTAACGAACAAGATTTCTTTGACATCCAAGGTCAAGATCTTGAAAAGTTTAACTTGATCGATCGTATCAACCTCCACTTTAAGATCGGTGCTTACGCTCGTATTCCTTTCAACAAACAAGAACAGGTCTTTGTTGACAAAGTAGCAGCAGTAGAACTGTTTCAAGATGTTATTGATCTGTGTCGTGAGATCAAAGAGTTTCTTGATGAACAGAAAGAAGACACTCCACAAGTAGAAACCCCATCTAATTCTCAAGAAGGTACTGCCTCTCCTGAAGCAGAAGCAGTGAGTGAGAATGCCAACGAGAATGCCAACGAAGAAGGAAATGGCAACGAGGGTGATGAAGTTGGTGATTCTGGTCAAGACAACATTGATACTCCCACAACTGGTAAACAGGGTGGAGAATCATATGAATCTCAAACTCAGAAAGCTTTTGACGAAGCAGCAGAAGAACTAACCAATCAACGTCCTTATGCTTCTGAACCTGTTTATCTTGAAGTTCCTGATGTGAATCTCGATAAAATTGTCGTTGACTATGACAAACTCCAAGATTACATTGGTAAATATTGGGGAGAACTTAGTGATAGTCGTACTGAACAGTGGGGTAATATCTTTGAGGGAGTTGATTCTGATTTCAAAGAATTCAAGAAATCATCTCATAAAGAAGTAAACTATCTCGTCAAAGAGTTTGAGTGTCGTAAATCTGCTGATGCTTACGCTCGTGCTGGTCAGTCCAAAACTGGTGTTCTCAATACTTCTAAGCTTCATACTTATAAGTATTCTGATGACATCTTCAAGAAAGTGACTGTGTTGCCAGACGGTAAGAATCACGGTATGGTTTTTATTCTTGACTGGTCTGGATCTATGGGCACAGTGCTCATGGATACTGTCAAGCAACTCATCAACCTCTGCTGGTTCTGTCGTAAGGTTCAGATTCCCTTTGAAGTTTATGCTTTCACCTATGAGTGGAATAACAATTTACTTCTAGATGATGATTGTGAAGAGGTAGAGTATTCTTACGAACGTAAGAACAACATGCTCTCTGTTCACAAACGTTTCTCTTTGTTGAACCTAATCACATCTCGTAGTAACAGCAAGAGTTTTGATACTAGCATTAATTATTTGTATCGTCTTGCTTATTACTATAGTAAGAATTCTATTTACTACCACAATCCTGTGGGTTTGGATCTTTCTGGCACCCCTTTGAATGAAAGTTTGATCACTCTCAAAACTCTCATTCGCCATTTCCAAATAGCGAATGACCTTCAGAAAGTAAATGTTTGTATTCTTACTGATGGTGAAGGTAACAACCTTAGCTATGATGTTGAGTTGAATGATTATGTTGGTAATCGTAGTGTGAGTGGTAACTGTTGTCTTCGTGACCGTAAACTAGGACGAACCTATCGCCACTTTGATTATGAGATTACTAACAGTTTGACTACTATTCTTTTGGAAAACTTGAAAGATACTTTTCCACAAGTCAACTTCATCGGATTCCGTATTGGCAACGGTAATGACTTTAGTCAACTGTATAAAGCCATTTATGGATGGAAGCATGGTCACGATCTTGTTATGAAGAAGTGGAGGAAAGAAAAGTCCTGGGAACTTAATGGTCTTGGATATGATTCTCTCTATGTTCTCGGTCAAACTACTCTTTCTTCTGATGTTGAGTTTGACGTTGAAGCTGGTGCTAAGAAAACTGAAATTAGTAAGTCCTTCCGTACCATGCTCAAAGCAAAGACCACCAACAAAAAGATCCTTAGTTCTTTTGCTACGGTCATTTCCTAAACTGTCCACACCACCCCAGATTGGGGTGGTTCTACCCCTATACTGAGTACATCAACGAAACGAACCAATGCCTCGCCTCGCTCAAATCGACATGATTCAACTCTTCAAGTTTATTGAAGAGAACTTCGGCACTGAAGTCGGCACCACTGCTCTCAAAGCAAGTGCTGATCACATGGGATATTCTTATGCCACTATCGTTAATCGTATGGAACCTTACAAAACTGGTCGGGGCAAATGGAACCTGACCATCGAAGAAGCACGTGAACAACTGGAAGAAATGATTGTTCCCGAACGGGAAAAAACCAATCTTGTTCCTCAGAAAAGTGATGCTTTTGTACCGTTCGGGAACTTTTCTGACCTCAAGAAAATCCTTGGTTCTGGTATCTTCTACCCTGTGTTCATCACTGGTATGTCTGGAAACGGTAAAACGTTCTCGGTTGAGCAAGCATGTGCCGCTCTAAATAAAGAGTTGATTCGTGTGAATATCACCATTGAAACCGACGAGGATGATCTTATTGGTGGGTTCCGTTTGGTTGACGGTAACACTGTTTGGCATAATGGTCCAGTCATCGAAGCTCTGGAACGTGGAGCTGTGCTGCTTCTAGATGAGGTTGATCTCGCTAGCAATAAGATCCTGTGTCTCCAATCTATCCTTGAGGGTAAGGGTGTCTTCCTGAAGAAAACTGGTAAGTATGTCAATCCTGCTCCTGGTTTCACTGTGGTTGCTACTGCTAACACTAAGGGCAAAGGTTCTGATGATGGTCGCTTCATCGGCACCAATGTTCTTAACGAAGCATTCCTTGAGCGTTTCGCCTTAACCTTCGAGCAGGAATACCCTACCCCTGCTGTTGAGGCAAAGATTCTTGCTAAGATGTGTGGTGATGATGAGTTTGTAACTCGTCTAGTTGATTGGGCAGACATCATCCGTAAGACGTTTGCTGATGGTGGTATTGATGAGATCATCAGCACTCGTCGTCTTGTTCACATTATCAATGCCTACAAGATTTTCGGCAAACGAATGAAGGCAATTCAATCTTGTGTCAACCGTTTCGATGATGAGACAAAGGAATCATTCCTGTCTCTCTATGAAAAGATCGATGACAAAATTGAGGAGGACAATAATGACTGAAGAATTTCACGGTTATCGTGGTCACATCGCCCTCCTTAAAGATGGGCGATCTGTTAAAATCCTTGGTGGTGAAGGACTTAAGCTCTACGTTCAAGCAGTTGACGGGAAAGTGTTTGAGTGCTATCATGATCAACTGGAAACTGTTTTTTCCGAATAATATTATGAACTGGAAGTACAATGAAGAGGACCTTCTTCGTGAGGTCCGTGATTACATTGGTTCTACTTACAATCAGCATTACTCTGCTGGTGATAACAAGATCCAAACTCTAGATTTGATTGAATCGGTTGGCGATGCTGAACCATTCACCCGATCTAATGCCATAAAGTATCTGTCTCGTTACGATAAGAAGGGCACAGCACGAGCTGATATTATGAAAGCAATTCACTATTGTGTGTTGCTACTACATTTTTCTGATAAATCCAAAAACGTTGAGGAGTACCCCAATCGATGAGTCAACTTTCACTTACGCCCCAAACTACTTCCGTCCTGAAGAACTTCTCGACAATTAATGGATCTATTATGATCCGTGAGGGTAATGTGTTGAAGACAATCAGTGTTGGTGAGAACATGATTGCTCAGTACACTTCTCCTGAGATGTTCCCTAAGACCTGTGGTATCTATGACCTAGGTCAGTTCCTCATGGGTCTGAGCTTGTTCCAAGATCCTGGTCTTAACTTTGACAACGATGAGTATGTTACCATTCGTGGTGGTCGCCGCTCTGCTAAGTATTACTTCTCCGATCCTGAGATCACACTGAAGTCCGCTCCAGAACGTGACGTTAAGTTTCCTGGTGCTGACATGGAGTTCTCTCTGTCGTCAGAAGATCTGGTTCAACTTCAGAAAGCATCTGGTGTTTATAATCTTCCTGACCTCTCGTTTGTTTC